TCTTGCGAATTTCTGGATCAGCCATGATGTTGCCCTTGCTTTCCTTCGGGGTTTTTTCTTTCTTTGCGAACTTCGCCATATTGTTCTCCTTATGTGGCTGTGATGTGTAATATTACGTTGTTAGAATCGTTGTGTCAACTGTAAGTTGTTTTTACGGTTGAACGGCCGAACGGCACTGTCAAGCTTTGCCTTAACGCCAACGACATATCCGAATTCAGATGGCTGAGGGATACCATTGACACCACCAATTCCTGCATTATAGGCCGCGACAGCGCGGTCCCAATCACCTCCACAAAGTTGGAGGTACAGTTTGAAGTGGTAAGCCGCAATTCGAATATTGGCTTCGTCGTTGGTTAACAGCAAAGCAATGATTTCTTCGTCTGCAACGGAATCATATGTTCGATCGGGGAAGTACTTCTTAAACACCGTGGGGGTTCGTTGAAGAATTGACCGAGCAGCAACGACTTGAATTTGCATTAGTCCATAAGAACGCTTGCCAACAGGCGATGCCTTATTTCCAATTGCATGGCCAACACCTCCGTTTGTCTCTTGCAGTAGAATAGCCTGCATCGTTTCAGGATTGCCGACCTCTCTTCCTACCAAGAACACTTTCTTCATATTTTCCGCAGAACTACTGGAAAAGATACCAACATCCGTAGAAGTGAGTATCTGTGTCTCGTGTTCCCGTGTTTCAAATGGCTGATCTTTGATTCGCCACGATGGATCAGTAAATTGGACATGTCCCGTGCCAGCGGCTGTGCCGCCAACAAGAACCACCACAAACAATGTAAGCATTGCAGTGACGTTGGTGAATAGATGATTTTGCTTCATCATGTTTCCTTTTCGTCAGTTAATAGGCCTCCATGTGAACTCAATCACACAGAAGCACTATACGTTAAAATTCTGGTTAAATCAACCGTTAGCTTGAAGCAACGGCGTAAACCATGTAGTATAGTTGCCCAGGAAATCCTGGGGATTATACAGATATGGTGTCTGTGCCGCAAGTTGGATGCGGACCTGATACAGATCACCAGCCATCACCGTTGTAGTGATGTTTATGAAGTGAGGGTCACTGGGAAATATCACCAAAGTGCCTCGTTGCGGATTGAACCCAAACTTGTGTTGAACGAATTCGAGCTTACCACCATATACTTCAAACTCTTGTTCAAACGGAGTTTGTTCCTGATAATCACTCAGGAACAAAATTGCCGTTAAATCTCGGTTACGAGTACGTAACCACTTGCTGCGTAAGTATTCACTATTTTCACACATGAATTGTCCTACGCTATTTTCAGGAAACCACTCAAACGACATTCGCTCAGTTCCTTTGTATTTCAACTGATAGTGCGTTTGCAATTCCGGTATAAGCATCTGCAACCGTTCAAACAACATTTGTTCTCCGGATTCACATGTCTTTACTGTTTTGACCGCTTTGCCTTCTATATCACGGTTGGGATCGTTAAATTCACACGAATCAACAAGATCCTCACACATCATTGGTGATATGAATTCCTCTACGACATAGAAAGGTGATTTTATAGACACAATATTACTCTTTGATACGGTTGATAGCAGCAGTTTGTAGGTATTTCAATAGATCGCTAAATGATATGTCGGCTTCTGCCAGTAGTTCCATTGCTTCCAAAATTGCTGCTTCGTTTCTGATGCGAGGTTCGGCTGTTGCTTGGTGAGCTGCATCATTTGGATTGTGGTCAGCTGCTTCCCCGTCTTTGTTTGGATCGATCACAAATCCACCAGCTTTCAAGATATTTTGACCAATCAAGATCTGCGTATCCATCTTGCTACGATCGTTCAGATTGAACGTCGCCCCATTGATAGGCTTGCCGTCAATTGCGACATCGAGTGATACCATAGGACGAGGTTCGCCGCCATTATCAGCTGAATGCACCTCTTGAACACCAGCTAAATCAAGTGTAACAATATTGTCTGACAGTGAAGGGCTATGAAACGATACTGTTCGTTGTTGTTGGTTCACTTTGATGTCTGTTGCGTGGAGCGATGAAGTGGTAGCACCTGTGTCAACCTTCCCATCAACTGATCGATTGCCAAATGTAACAAACTCAACCTTCACAGTATTACCTACCATGGCACTGGTATCACCTGTTTCAATTTTTGGATCATTCATGACTTAACTCCGTACGTAGTGTGATACGTATTTATACGCAAAAGGAGCGGCTCAATATATGGCTCAATTGGTTGTTGAAATACCAGCGGAACAGCTCCACGTTCAACGCTCATAAGAATGACCAAATGATCAATCTGAATGCCGTATCGTTCCTGGAACATCAGTGCATACGCAGTTGTCTGCAAGTAGTAATCTTGCACCATTGCTTCTGTCTTATTGTTTGTTGACGTCTTGAAATCAATGATTGCCAACTTACCCTTGTATTCTCCCACGCAATCCACTCTACCTGCACACCGTAGCGTGTCGCTCCAAAGCGCGCTCTCTTGTGTTAGGATATTGTCCACCTTCCGCAACGGAAGGCGCAATTGATTGAACCCAGGAATGTGTTCGTAATTGTGGCCGGCTGTCGGTGTGGGATCGTTGTCAAGATGCTTCTCAACCATTGAATGAACTGCGGTACCTCTATCGGCGGCACGCTTCATTTCTTTGTCAGCTTTTTCAAACCCCATGCTCATTCTCCATTCTTGGAGCCATAGTTTATCACCGGCTCCAAGAATGGTTGTGATTGATGGGTATTTGTTACCCTCGGGTGTAATATAGAATCGACCTTTGGGTCCTTCGACGGTCTTTAATTCTATGGGGCTGATTGTGGTTAAATGTGTGAACACGCGTTATCTTGTTAGCGCAGGTGCTCCGCCAGGGGTTGCCGAACCTGTACCACCCGGTGTGGTTGTCTGGTTTGAAGGCTGGCCCTGTTGCTGACCGTTCGGTGCTTGCATTCCACCATTCTTTTTCTCTTCTGCTTGTGCCATTTTTTGCTTGATTGCAAGCAGCTTTTGCAGTTGAGCTTTGCGAAGAAGAAGCGGTTGCGTGCGTTGATTAACTTGTGTGTCAATCAATGAAATGTCAGACATTAGCTTGTTAACATCCTGCTGAGTATCTTCTGTCATAATAGACAGATACTGCTTAAAAGACAACGTTGACATATTATTTCACCCTACCAATGATGAACTGCGCAATATCATGTGGGGCGACACGGCCTCGAACTGTACGGGCGCGCTGGGGCGGCTGGGCGCGAACAGGGGCAGGACGACGATATGATCGTTCTTCTTGTTCCATTCCCATTTCATCTGGGTTCGGAACCAATGGTGCGTCAGCTGGTTCAGTATCCATCTCACGGCCGTCATTACCTTGATCACGACCCATGTCATGCTTCCACTTTGCTAATTGGGCAAGACGCTTTGCTTCTTTGTCTTCATCCTTCTTTGCCTTGTTGTAGCTATCCATGTCCAGATATTGTTCTTCTTGCTTAACACGTGACATTGATTGAGCAACCAACGCGTCAGCTTCTTTGGTCTTTGCCTCTGCTTCACGCGCACGTGCTTCTGCTTTGCGAGCCTCGGCGTCAGCCTTCATCATATCAATCACTTGTGTAAGCAAGTCAGTAACTTGACCAGTATCACCACCTGCTGGTGGCGCATCCATTCCACCCATTTCATCAGGTTGATCCAGTTCATCACCAGCAGCGTTTGGATCCATTCCATCAGCACCCTCCGGTCCACCGCCTTGAAGGTCATTAACCTCCTCTTCGTCCTCAACAACCTCAGGCCATTGAACGTCAACAATATCGAACTGATCTTTCAGCTTGAACAACACTTCTGCAATTTCAGGGATTTCATCGTTCTCGTCTTCACGAGCTGACATCAACGATTGCAGTGCTTTTTCAAAATCTTCTGCTTGTTCCGAACGAACGGTGACGCGTACGAGATTACTGTCATCGTCCTCTAATCCAAACGTGACAGTATCACGTTGGTCAATTTTTTCCTTTTGTTCAAGTCCTTTGAGCTTAGAAATCACTTCTGATGAGTCAAAGTTATCTTGTTGTTTTTGCTCACCAGCAGCTGGTTCGTCGCCTTCAAACTCTGAAAGAGTTTTGAACGCTTCTGCTAACCCAAGGCCTGGCTTCTTAGCAACAAACACAGGAGATTTTACAATTGCGGTCTTTTTCGTAGGCTTGCCACGTTGTACCAGACGTGAGAAAAGAGGCATAGCCATACCTGCCCCTGCTATGTCACCGCCACCAACTGCACCACCAGCATCTTCTGCTACGATAGTACGCTTTGCGTTGTCATTTAGTTGTTTGATTAGTTTCATGAAGTCTGTTCCCTTGCGGTGACATAGTTTGTCACGGTATTTATGGAACAGCAAAGGAAAAGGGCCTGGTTAGGGCCCTTGATTCGGTTATCGCAATCCAGCGACCTTAAATGCTCGCCACTTAGGTTTCACTGTTCGATTGTGGGTATGATCGACCCATGTTTCAAAGTTGAACATGTTTTCCAGGAAAGCTGCCGTGTACTGCTTGTACTCTGTGTACAGATTTAGCAAGTCTTGACGCTCTGCTGGTTCAAGCTCTGAAACATCAAGAGCACGAATTAGGTCTTTGGGAACAGAGGTAGGGATGATTACCCGCGCCGACTGTTCACCACTGTCTTTTTCGTACACAATTGAAGTAATTTCAGATTCATTCAGTTTCATATCGTTATTCCTCAGGGGTAACTGCGGGTGTTTCCGTAGATGCAGGAATTATACCGAGTGCTTCGGCTTTTTTCAACGCATCAGCACGGTCCTTCTGAATTGTTTCCAGGAGGGTTGCTTGAATGTCCTTCAAAGCACCGCGAATCATCAGCAGCTCGGACGTTGCATCAGCCTCCTTTTGACGCCAATCATCGAAGTAAGCAATCATTTGCTGAACTTCTGGGCTCATTCTGTCCACTTGAAACGTGGATTCATCGACATTTACGGTAAGAGTAGGTTGAATTTTCATTTGGGGTTCCTTCTGAGGATGGTTATTGAGTTATTTATTGCGGTGAACTGATGTCAAAACTATCAAGTAGCGACTTACGTTTTGGGGGACTACCTTCTTTGAACTTTGCCATTTTGTTGGTAATGACACCGTCATCGTCAATGTCTTCATCTTTTGGATAGCTTCGAATCCGTAGAGCTCCATTGTCCCATTTCATGTATACAATCTTACCAACGCCATCACTACTGCGAGTCTTCAAAAATGCAAAGCCAATTTCACCAGCAGCTTTCATCGTTGGGGTCATGATGATAGATATGTACCAGTCTACTGTGTTGATTTTTGTCAATCCACCAGCAATGTGGCTATGGTTCAGCTCTTGTGCTTCAATGGCTGAACGATTTTGCTGGGAAGCAGTCGCACCATACATGTCGTACTCAAACAAAATATCACGGAATTGCTCTGCCGCTCGTTTGTCCTTTTCGGAGATATTATCAGCAGATACATGCTCGTTAGGACCTCCGAGATCCAGATAATCAAGAATCAAACAATCCGGGATATACCCGTTTACGAGTTCAAACTCTTTCAAGTACGCACGAATAGTATTAGCGTTTGTCCCCGAGGGCATGTGCTTAATGGTCATTCGACCTACATGTGGTGCAATATCTTCGAGTGTTCCTGCTATTTCACGGTAATTGTCACGCCAACGTACAGTTGAAATTCCCGTGTACATCGTGTCAAATCGTTGACCAATCATCTCTTCTGATAGTTCCAGAGAAATGTACAATACGTCGAGTTTACGACTGTCAGTGGGTGATTTCGGCGTTGATAGCCAGTTAAGTGCTAAATTTGCAAGGCAAATTGACTTACCACCACCAGAATTCGCCGACAACATAAGGATTTCTTTGCGAGCCAGCCCGCCGCCCATCAATTCGTCAAACTCATGACCAAGTGTTGGAATACGTGGTGAAGTTTTTGTCATCTCTTCAAGACGACCAAGTGGATCGTTAAAGTACGACAACCCCATATCTCTGTTCAGAGATATAGAGACAGCGTCCTTGATCATTCGTTCTACCCCACCATAATCACCCTCTGCAATCATTTTAGGTGCAGTGAGTACAGCTTGTTGAACAGCTCGCCTACGGCAGAATACTTCAATTTCATCTGTGCAGTACTTGATGTCAGCACGTGAAATTGGTTGGTGTTTAAGTTGGACGCCCGTTTCAGCATCAATCTGTGCAGGTGACGGAACAGCACTATATTTGTCGTAGTACGTGTGTAAGAAATCCACCGACTTACGATATTCTGGATCAAAGTATTCTGATTTGACAATCGATTTGCATCTTGCAAACGTGTCAGGTGAAGATATCATATACTCCACCAGCAAGCGTTGTTTATTGTTGTTATTTTGCATGTTTTCTCCCATAGGAGATCAATATACCGTAGAAGCCAATGTTACACAACTAAAATAAGCGGGTATGTCTGCTTAATCAGCGTAGGAACTGTGTACCCCTTGCCAGATGTGTAAAATGTTTCAGGGGTGGCGGTGTTGATTTGGGATACGTCAATGTACCGGTCCAGCACTCTATCAACGGTTGCATACGGATCACGACCCAACAACATCAAACATTCACCTGTAACAGGAACATGGCCATTGAAGTTGCTTACATAGAAAGTCGAACCCGTCGGAATAGACCCTGCTGCAAAATACGCTGGGGCAAGCGGGGTGGTTGTGATGTTGAAACTTCGCACAGTGTACTTTTTACCGTTGAGCACAACGTTAGACGTTCCAGCCCACGGCGAACCAATGGCAGGAACATTGTCAATACCTGCATAATCGATCACAACATCCAACTGCGTACCAGATGTCTTATATGTCAACGCCAAGCTGATAAGAGGTGATGCAGAAAGCGTGGCAAGCGTAATCTCGCCAACATTGCTTGACACTTGAAACACTGTTGTTGTGTCAACGATAAGCTGTGTTGACTCGGGGTTAGTTGAATTTTGGGATGCAAGTGCGATGCACTGTGCTAACCCAGATTCTGCTGTTGCAAACGTGACCTGTACTGTGTTCAAGTCAATTGTTGTTTCCGTTAGTGGTGTGCTGTCTACCAACACATTTACACCATCAACAATTCGGTATACGAAAATGTGAAGTTTTGGACGATTTGCTAAGTTGTGTTTGACTGTCCAGGTTGTTGACTGCACGGGTTGATCGTGTGTGTACAACACCTTGCGTTGAAACCAATCTTCAACGTTCTGCACCTCGGGTGGAAATGCAGGGGTTTGATTTATTTCCTTTGCCTGCGTAACGCGCCGCAGTTTCCCTTGACAGTTGTAGGTAATGTTGCAGCGCAATAAAACATCAAGGCCCTGCTTGTTTGTTGGCACACGAATGTTGCGTGCGCACACGCTACACTTATATACTGACTCACCTTTGACTACAACTTTTGGCATATTACTTCATTCGTTCCATTTGATCCAACGCGGAGGAAAGGATGATGCTTGATGTGCGCTCTGTATACGCTTTAACAAGCATTTCTGGAACCTTAACAGACCGGCTAACAAGCGCATTGGTGTAGAACTTGTGTTCACCTTCGGGATCTGACAGGCTATGAGGGAAAAGATCGAGAGCCCATTGACCCTTTGACTTTTCAATTGGACGTACAACCAATGGATGTTCCAGAACGATGATCGTACCATCGTACAATTCTCCAACAATCTTCCCGATAACTTCGTGACCACCAATAGTTGTAAACAGTGCGAGTTCCATAGTATTCCTTTTGTTGTATTTATGTTATTTTGCCATTGCTAACAGAGAGTTGTAGTCTTGGCATGCAGAAGTTCGTACTGCATAGTAGAATGGTATACCATACAGGATGATTTCTGAATCAGAAACTATACCCTCATGCAATAATGTTGAGGAATAGGTGTATTTTAGTAGATCAGTAACAATATCCGACGCTGTTGATGGGTCTTCAAACTGTTCAAACAGCGTGTCAATCACTCGTTTGTAATCGTTGCTTGAATTTGTTACCTCTTTGCTGTACAGAAATTTGTATCCATTTACAGGGAATACGTAAAACAAATCTGTCCCCTCTGTAACGGGAGGTGGATTTGGGTAAGCAAATACTGCGCGCTGTCGAAGGTTTGAAAATTGTTCTCCAAACGCACGTTCAAACACATCTGATACCTCATCCTTGCGCTTTTGCAATCGAATTTTGACTTTGTGGAAATTGTAGTACGTAGTAGGAAGTGTTTTAACCAACGGCAATCTCGCAGATTCCGTTAAGAACTGCGAGCAATGTGTTTTTATGGCTTGAACTTCTTGGACGCCAACGCCCACGCTTCGTCCAATTAGGTCCTCAATTAGCATAAGTTTCCCAACAATGTGTTGGGTATTTATACCATTGAGGACCTTGTGCTTACGCTGACTGCCGGTTTGCTGCTTGTTGATTCAGATCTTGAACGACCTGATCAATGAACTCGTTGCAGGCGGTGATGTTCTTTTGCAACACACACCGAGGACCTTGCGTAACCTCATTCAGCAGATATGCAAACTCTGTTTGCAGGCGGTAGGCAAGATTTGGGCCTTGCCCCTTGCCGCGAAAAGCACGTTCAAGCTGACCAGTTGCCTGGTTAAACGTACCGGATAGGTATCGAACGATTTGTCCAACGTCCTTTTCCTTGGGGACTTCTTTTTCGGGAACTGCCATGGTAGTTATCCTTTGTATGACAGGGTTTTGAAAAGATGACAGGCGTCATCTGCGTACGAACTTGATCAAGTATATACTACACAAAAAGTAAGTCAACGTGCATCACCTGTTGAGGTTAACGGCGAGTGCTTGGATAATCAAATCACCACAGAATATCGTCGTTTTATGGTGATGGGTTGGTTTGAAAACAACAATACTAAATAAGCTGCCTATGAAAGAACGTCACTCAAAAGCTCACATGCGAGCTGCTCAAATTTATGCTGATTTATCCTACTGCAACAAGCGTAAAGTTGGGTGTGTAGTGGTTAAAAATGACCGGATTATTTCCATTGGTTATAATGGCACTCCGTCAGGAGCTGACAATCAGTGTGAGGATGCCAGTGGCCACACGTTTGATACCGTAATTCATGCGGAAGATAATGCTATACGAAAATTAGAACAATCGCCAGAAACTGGCGATGGTGCAGTCCTTTTTGTCACAACAGCGCCTTGCATTGAGTGTGCTTTCTTAATTTTCAATTTTGGAATACGTGAAGTGTATTACAACGATGCGTTCAAAAACGAAAAAGGGATTCAATACTTGCAAGATAAGGGTGTCGTTGTGACACAGCTCCCTCAATAATAACAACAACAACAACAGGAATCAATATCTATGTCTCTCACCACGTCCACGTCCACAGAGGATATCAAAGCTCGCTACACTACCCCGTTTGAAGACGGCTTCTCCGAAGAAGTGTGGGCTTCCACATACAAAGATCATACTGATAACAACGTAAATGACACAATGTTTCGCGTAGCAGCGGCCGCTGCTTCAATGGAAACAACACCTGAACTACAACAAGAATGGACTGAAAAGTTCTATGATCTGTTGAGTGAGTTCAAGGCAACATCTGGTGGCCGTATCTACGCAAATGCTGGCACCAGCTGGGGTGGTACAACTCTAATGAATTGCTACGTTGGACCCCGTGGGAAGTACGACATTGACTCACTGGATGGTATTTTGGAAACGCTTCGCCAGCAAGCACAAACGTTGAAATCAGAAGGTGGCTGGGGTGAGAACTTCTCATACATTCGTCCACGTGGGTCGTTCATTCACGGGATTGGTGTAGAGACGCCCGGTGCAGTTAAGTACATGGAGATGTTTGACAAATCATCGGAAATCATTACAGCTGGATCCGGAAAGAAGTCGCTAAACAAGAAGGCCAAGGGCAAGATTCGCAAGGGCGCAATGATGGGAGTAATGGATGTGTGGCATCCAGACATCATTGAGTTCATTACAGCAAAGCAGCAACCCGGTCGATTGACGAAGTTTAACATCTCTGTCAACTGCACGGATGACTTTATGAGCAAGGTGATTAGCGTTAAGAAACAAAAGGCTTTGCTTGACGATTGTGTTGTTCCAGGTGGGACTATTACACCAGAACGGCTTGAAGAATTGACGCGCCAAGTTGATGAACTGGATAAGTGGGAACTACGTTTCCCTGACACACAATTTGCTGGATACAAGTCTCTGTGGGACGGTGATATGAAGAAGTGGGAGGCGAACGGCCATCCTATCAAGGTGTTCAACACTGTGTCTGCATCATGGTTGTGGAATTTGATCATGGAATCAACGTACAACCGTGCAGAGCCAGGTGTGTTGTTCTTG